GGGGTTCACGCTTACTGGATCATGGATGAGGACATCCCCAAAGATGAATGGAAGCTAGCCGCTGAGAAATTCAAAGCGCTATGCCTTCAGCATATATCTATTGACCCAGTGGTTACTGCAGATGCCGCACGTATCATGCGCGCACCTGAGACGTTCAATCACAAGTTTGATCCACCAGAGCCAACGTCAGTTGTCAGTGATGAGATTCACGTCTATAGCTGGAACGAGTTCAAAGACTTCCTTGGCGTTGCACCAGCAGCGCCCGTAGTTCAACAGACACAAGAAGAGATTGAAGCGGAAGATATTCTTGCAAGCATTCCCAAGGGTATCGATGAAGACACTAAAGCAATTCTTAAGCTAGACAACTTTGCAAAATCATTTGAGGTACTGGCACAAAAGAGTGTTGATGATGAAGGTGGTTGCGCACAGATTAAATTCATGTGCGACAACGCAAAGACCTTAGAAGAGCCGTTGTGGTTTGCAGGTTTATCCATCGCTAAGTTTTGTGATGATGGCGCAACCGCTATCCATGAGTTTTCCAACGAACACCCAAAGTACACCTATGAAGATACAGAAGATAAGGCCAGCCGCTTTCCTGCTCCGAGAACCTGTGAGTGGTTCATCGATAACTACCCAAGCCGTTGCGAGGGATGTCAGCACAGAGGAAGGATCACAAGTCCAATTGTGTTGGGTAAACAGTTCAAGCCAGCCGCCGCGACAAATAAAGAGGACGCAGTTTGGGAAGTCCCGAATACCCAAAAAGTTCCTGATTTCCCAGACTACCTGTACCCCTACGTCCGAGGAGTAAACGGAGGCATTTACTTTGTGCCGCCACCCAAGGTCGACAAGAAGGGCGCTAAGCACCAAGACGATCCAATCCTGATTCTCTCTAGCGATCTCTATCCACTGACACGCATGATCAGCCCACATGATGGCGAGTGCTTGCAGATGCGCTATGAGTTACCACACGACGGATATCGTGACTTCTTGCTTCCTATGAAAAGCGTCTACGCCAAGGAAGCGTTCAAAGCGATCACGACCAGCAATGGCGTATTGTTTGCATCAGTAAACGACCAACACCTTATGAACTACATCATCAAATGGGGGCAGTACCTCCAGACAACTGACAAGGCGCTACAGATGCGCATGCAGATGGGATGGACAGAAGATCGTACATCTGATAACTCTAACTGGGACAATCGTAGTTTTGTTATTGGCAAGAAAGAATACACACTGTCAGGTGAAGTTCTTGATGCACCATCATCTCCATGGGTTCGCGGACTGTCTAGGCATCTTACGCAAGCTGGTACGTTTGCACGTTGGCGTGAGTCGATGGACTATTTAAACAAGCCGGAGTTTGAACTGCATGCCTTTGCTTCTATGTGCGGATTTGGTTCTCCATTGATGCCATATACGTCAACTTCAGGCGTGACTGTGAGCCTTACTGGGCGCTCTGGCAATGCCAAGACGGGCGCTATGTATGCGGGTTTGAGCATCTTTGGGCATCCTAAAGACTTGAGCATTGTGAGGGCTACCGACAACGGCTTGACTGGTCGTTACCTTGGCTTGCACAGTATTTTGTTTGGGCTTGATGAGGTTGGCGATAAAGATCCTAAAGAGTTAGGCAAGTTGATCCACGACATATCAAACGGCAAGGCCAAGGTTCGTATGCAAGGTTCAGTCAACGCTGAGCGTGAGTACGAGATGTCTGCATCGCTGATTGCTATGCTAACTAACAACCACTCTGTCTACGGTAAGCTTGACTCTCTGAAGGCTAGCCCTGATGGTGAAGCAGCTCGTGTAATTGAGTTCTTGATCCATAGACCCGAACTGCTCAACAAAGAAGGCAGGCTTGGTAAATACATCTTTGATGCGTTCCGCTTCAACTACGGACACGCAGGTCCAATGTACATCAAAGAAGTTCTGCGCGGCGGTGACAACTATGTGCTAGACCATATCGCCAAATGGGACGAGAGGTTTGAGAAAGACTTTGGCATTTACGCTGAGTACCGCTTCTACCAAAACTTGGTTGGCGCAACATTTGGTGGCGGCACTATTGCCAACGAACACAACGTCACAGCCTACGACCTTGAACGCATCTACCATCACACGGTGTTAAAGATGATTGAGATCAGAGACAATGTTGTGAAGGTTAACCGCACAGACTACCCATCTCTGCTTGGCGACTTCATCAACAAGAACATGGGCAACATACTTGTGCTTAAAGATGGCAAGGTCACCATGGAGCCACGGGGCCAGCTTGTAGGGCGCATCGTCAGTGAAGAAGGTCTCTTGCAAGTGTCTAAGACTGAGTTCAAGAAATTCTTGTCAGAGCGCCAAGTCAGTCTACGTGAGTTTGAGTTTGACATGCGTGAGAAGAAGATTCTTATAGATGACAAGAAGGGACGCCTCACTACCGGGTGGAAGTCAGCGATTGCTGTCGATCCTGCATATCTCTATTGGTTTAAGACTGAGATTCCTGGCGAGTGGTTTGATGAGTCCAAGTGATATCAAAGAACCAGAGTGGATATTTCCATTTGATGCAATGGAGGTGGGGGAGAGTTTCTTCATCCCCACCTTGCGCCCTGCCGAGATAATCTACGCCCTAGAAAGTGGAGCCAAGCGCGCCAACGTAAGAGTCAAGTGCTATGTTACGCACAAGGACAACCACCTTGGAGTCCGCGCTTGGCGTCTTCGTTAGCGCTCTAGCCCCATAGCTTTAAAGTCTTGTACAAGGCGGTACTTGAGCATATTTTGTTCAAGGATAACCAGCTTTAACAACGCATCTCGATCTTTTATAGCCAAGTATTTATTGTTCCGAATCTCGGTAGCCCGTTGACGCATTTCATTAAGCTCACCTTGCGCTGATTGGTACTGTTCAACAATGCTTGGATACAAAGGATTTTCAGCTACAAACTCCGCATAAAGAGCAGGGTTTCGTTTATCTAGAGTAACTAAACGTTTATCTATCTCTTTAATTTTTTGCTCTATCTTGCCGTACTCACGAGAATCAACGTTGGTCTTAGCGCCAAAGAACGAACCAAACAATGGCAGGTCTGTCTTAGGATTAAATTCTTTTTCACCTTTACCAAGATTAGTCCACGAATACATCAACTCTGCAATCTTAGCTACACCATCAAGGTAACTGTTTGTGAAGAAGTACATTGTGTTTGGAGATATATCAAAAGCGCCATGAGTTGATTCGTATAAACCATCAGCTACATCTTTGTAGATTTCTGGAATGCGGTCACCGCCTGTATAGGCGTCACCCATACGACGTTGAGAAGCGCTGTTAATTGCCTGCCCAACACCGTTTATGTTTGCAACCCATTCAATGAATGGACGAATTACGGTAGGGGCAACTGAGTCCAAGACCCACATAACTTTATTGTCTACAAAAGGAATTTTAGACATTGGTAATGGCAAGAACGCATCAGTCATGATCGTAAATGCAATATTGCTTGCTGCCTCAATAGGAGTAATTGTTCCAGCCAACATAGCAGCAAACTGCGCACCACTTGCAGCAAACGCACCCGGGCCAAATCCCCAAGGTATTTGGAATACGACGTCTTTACCAAGACCAAGTCTTTCAGATACTTCATTTGGGATATGGAAACGAGCATAACGAGACCACTGCTCCATGTTATCCGTTAATGCAGCGTTACGTTCCCATTCATCATCTGGTGCGCCCATCATAGACAGTGCAAAAAGTCCACCGCCCATAGCAATCAACGACCCTGTCATGAAAGACGCGTTACGCTTTCGTATTCTAAAAGTTTCTTCGTATTTTGCTTTTGCGGTAGGGTTGTTTGCAATCACAGGGGGCAGATCTTGCATTGCGCGTTTTACCGAAGTAAAGGCAGGCAAGACTGATTCAAGTGCTCGTACAGCGCCAGTGGCTGATGGCTTACTAAACATATAGAAAGCACCCATGACTTTGCCCCACTCACCTTGCTGCGAGAAGTTCGCAAGGTTCAGCGTAAATGCAGCTGCTTCTTCAGCTGCAGCACGTTCAGCTGGGGACAATTCTCCGTTTGGACCTTTCTTGTCTGACATACCGTCAGCAATGTTTTGTTTAAGTGCCCGTTCTTTGTACAAAGAATACATAGCCGTGCGGCTAGTAAACTCAAACATGTTGTTCCAGCTATCTAGCAGTTTAGTTGCGCTGATAGGGTCAGTGATGATGTTGTTTTTGCCAAAAGAATTTTCACTAAGAGTCTCAAGGTTTGACTTTAGAGAGAAGCTTTCCATGTAGGTGCTCTTGCCGCCATATCGAATCATCTCAAGCATGTCACGAATGAACGGGTCTTTTGCCGCCATGTCGCTCATGACTTTTTTACTGCCAGCGCTTCCAATTTCTTCCAGCACAGCAATATTCATGGCCTTGCCCAAACCATTTTTAGTAACCGCCATAGCCACATCTTTTAGATATGCAGCAGCGCCTAGTGGGCCAATCTTTTCGCTTGTAGCGGCGTTCCATGCGTTGGTTAACGTGTTCACTACAAAGTCTTTTGGCGCAAAGTTGTAGTTAAAACGTGTGTGCATCGAGCCAAAGAAGCCCGTAATACGGTTAGCCGCGTCCCATAACGGAGTTTTTTCTCTAAATGGGTAACGAATAGCTTGCAGCAATTTAGGGTTGTCAATAGCAATGATGTTCATAGAACCATCAGCTTTGTAGTTAAAGATGTACTTGCTATTAGCGCCTTTGTATTTAGATAAATCTACAGTTTCACGCTCCCAAAACGGGACTGTTTTAACTACCCTGCCAGGTATAACTCCTGTACCCGTTGGGTTATACGCATCTTTGCTTGTAGTTGGTTCAACTGCATTTTCAACAGATTGCGTAAAGTCTTTACGCCCAGCACGACTAGCCGCTCTATAACCGTCATAGATCATTTGCAGCAACGGATTATCCGACGTAGAGAAACGGCCTTCAGCAGCATGAATTTCATCCTGCATTTCAGCGCCATTCATCTTGCTGTTGGGGTCAATCATGTCATCCACTTTGGTGTGCTTAGACAGACCCTTAAACGGCATGTAGTATTGATAGTTATAGATGCCAACAATATTGGATACAGGCATTGACCAGTAGTTGCCAATCTTGTTGAGTTCGGCAGTGGCATCTGTAATGATCTTTACTTGATCAAACATTTCTTTAATCAACGCTTGCTCTTCCTTGCTCTTTGCTAGGAACTCAGTCATACGTTTATTGACTGTGGCCTCTTCAATACCAAGAGCGTTATAGATTGGAGCGTTTTTGTCCGTATCTATGCCCTTATGCTTTGGATTTTTAGCAAAGCGCTGACGCATCTTTTCACTGATGCGGGGGCTATCGCCTAGCGCATCGGCATGGTTGGTAGCAAGATACTCTAGCTCTTTACGAATAGCAGCTTTTTGCTGATCATTCAATGCAACTTTATGGATCAGTCCGTCCACCCCAGTGCGGGGATCACCCATAAGCTGAATACGACGCTCAGCGGCGCTAATCGGTTTGCCGTTATGCGTTAGGTTTTGAGTTTTGCTCAAAGGTACGGATGTAATCCATTTAGCAAAGCGGCGTTCAGTTGCGCCGAACATTTCCGCTAACCTATGAAACTGATCAAGACCTTTTTCGGTATTCTGGTTAGACGTCAGCAACCAATTATTAAAAGTATCATGCAGTTTTTGCAGGGGCTGCTGCAGATAGTCAATAGCAAATCTAACGCCTTGGTTTAAAGCTAAGTCTTGTTTTTCGCTGACATTGTTAAACGCGCCCGTAGGATCACGATTAAGAAGCCCCGCCATATTTAATTCATTTTCATACGCACGAATATGCTGACGACGACTCTGCGCCTTAGTAACAAAGTCTCTCCAACCGTGACGACTAAAAGCGCGCTTAATCTTACCCAATCTTGATAGGTCTCCGGCGGTATCTACGCCATACTTTTCTTTATTGCTTGGTTCATAATTTTTATCTTTTTCATACAGCCCAGTTTCTCGAGACTCAGCTGTCTTAGGTACTGTAGGCTGTTGCCCTTTTGGTTTCTTAGCCGACAGTGTTTCTAGATTGATTGGTTCAGTTGGCACAGACAAGATGTCTTCAAATGCCCCAGACAACTCCACCATAAAGTTGGGAGACTTTAACGCACCAGCAGGCACTTTAAAGATACCTGCCATAGCTTTCTTAAACGCAGACCACTGAGACTTCTCTGTTGGTAAGATGGTAAAAATGTCTTCAGTGCCCAGCTTTAATTTGGCAGCAATATCCAACGCACTGAACTCAGCGTAGTCAATCCCTTGCTCAGCCAAATCTGCTTGAAAGAATTTATCAGTCATAGCATAGGCTATGAATTCAAATGGGCTTGTAAACGCCTCGGGGTAATCGCCTTGCAACTCAAACTGAGTTTGGCGCATGATCGTTAGAATCTGTTCAACGCCCTTAATCTGGCGCTCGGTCAGTTGGTTCTTCTGGCCATTCATGTACATGTACATTACGCGAACAGTAGCAGCGTGGGCCACCTCGTGCAGTAATGTAGGCACAGTCAAGCCAGAAAGCGAAAGTGTAATAGTGTCAGTGTAGGGATCGTAGATACCCAAATCGCCGTCAGGTAATCTATCAGTAAATTCAATCTTAGTTTTTAATCCAAGGTTACCAAGTAGATTGGCAACGTAGCCAAACATTTTGTTGCGGGAGTCGCTGTTCTTTTTAAGTGTGTCGCTTACATCTTGCAGCGCTAAGCCAAGACGCCCTTTTTGCAGATGCTCAATGACACTCTTTGATAGCTGCAGCGTACCACGACCAAGAGATGTAGATGCTACATCGCCATATGTTCTACGCAACTTCTCTAACTCTTCTTTGTTTTGCTCAGCTTCTTTACGAACTTCTTCTTGGCGCTTGTTGATGTTAGCAAGTTCAGCCTTCTTCTGATCATCAGACAGCTCACGGTTTTCTTTGAGCAACGCTTCACCGGCTTTTGCAAAAGCAACGTCTTGTTGCAAACCAGCGTTATTTACAATTTGATCAAGGTAGGCTTGTTGAGCTACGCGTGATAGATCGCCCCAACGTGGAAACGAAACATTAAACATCTTAGATGCAGTGTTTCGGTTATCTTCATAATTTTTAATAGTACGTTGTTCACCAACAGTTGTAGCGCCCTGCCCATAGCCTTTACTGCGTCCACCTGTTTCTTTACGATAATTAATTAATGCTTGCGCAGCTTTGCGGTGCTCAGGCATGTTGCCGTAACGAACGTTTTCAAAGTAGACGTCTTTATCAACTGCACTTAGATCAGACCACTCTGGCAGTTCGGGGAATTCTTCCCTTGCCTTATCATAGTTGTCACGGTTTTCTTTTGATATAGAACCAGCTTTTGTAGGCTCTAATCCAAACGCTGCTTCAGCTTCAGTTTGCTTCCGTTCTTGTTCAGCGTCATATCTGGCATAGATGTCTTCTTTTTTTAGAGCTCCATTACCTGTGGATTCGTTAAGTAAACGAACGCGCTCCGCTTCAGCCTCTGCCTCGTAACGCTGACCAAGCTCCATAGCATCTTTTGCATTTTGCTCTGGTGTAACATCTGGGTCAGCTACAAAAGCAGGATGAGAGTCTTGCTGAATAGCAGCAAGTTTAGGATCGGTCTCACCTGTCTTCAAGAAGTGTTGTAGCCAACCTTTTACTGTTGTTGGTCGCTTGGCTGAAAGGGTTGAGGGCGGTTGTTTTCCTTCCGCTTTTGTTTGCTCGGTTTCAGTGGTCTCAGTGCCAAGGGTTTCTCCTGCTGGTGGTAAAGTTTTAATGTATTGGTCGATAGCAGCTGCTACTTCGGGAGAGTTACCGTATTTAGTAATTAATTCGGCAGGGGTTGCGCCTTCATTATGCTCATCTGCAATGATGCGCTGTGTTACGGGACTTATTAATGTAATGGGCTGCTGCTTTGCTCCAGCCAAATTTGCCCCAGCATTTGTTCCAGTAGATACCACTCCACCGGGTTGAGATCCAGCAGTTCCTGCGGCGGTCTGGCTTTGGTTGGCGAGTGCAGCCACTCCAGCGCCTGCTCCACCTGCTTGTGTGTTAATTCCTGTAGCATCAGGTGCTCCTTGTTGTGCAAGGTGGTTTCTAATAAGTTCAACAGCTTCACTATTTTTTGTTCCTACTGGAATGCTGAGACCAACCGCCCTCGCAATCTGCCTGTATTCAGATTGCTTAATAGTCTCACCGCCGTCAATTTTCCCAACGTAGTCATTAGCAGCTTGGATTGATTCGGGCGTTACGCCTTCAGCAGTAATTTTTGGCGCTCTAGTCTTCTTAGGCGCTGGTGTAGTCTCAGTTACTTCAGGAGCCGCAACGTCGGCAACAATAGGATTGCCTGCCGCATCTGTAGCAGGCATCAATAGATCAGCGCTCTCTTTGTCAAAGCCTTTAATCGTGGGCGGTATGACGTCTTTATTAACTGTGAGGTCGCCTCTATATGTTTTACCAGCGGCTTCAGCTTCAGTGCCAGCTTTCTGAAGTTTATTTACATAGTGAGTTTTAGCGCCGCCAACTGTTCCGGGGCCAACTGACATAGCAAACGCAGCGCCAGCAGTATCAACATATTCACGTAAAGCTTCTGCATCGGTTAATGACAGTTTTGCGCCATAGCGCTCAGCCATAGTTTGAATTTCTTCAGCGGGGATTTGTTTGAGACCAGTTACAGCGATACGTTTGCTGATATCCAAAATTAAAGACTGTGTAGCTTTTTCGCCAATCTTTAATGCGTCTACGCCAATTTTATTTATAAAGAAATCAGCTACGCTGTGAACAGCAGCGGCGGTAGCAAGCCGTCCGTACTCAATATCGTCTATATCCATGCCCGCTTTTTCGGCTTCATTTACCGCGCGGCTTGTAGTCTCGCCTGTACCATACAAACCAGCTTGCCCCGCCATAGCAGCAGTTGCGCCATACGATTTAGCGCCCGCTTTCCCATAAGCTTTAGCCGCCATTTCACTTGCTGCAATTAAAACATTTTTACTTTGGGATTCAATAAATTTAGCGCCAGCGGTTTCACCGGCAACTTTAGCGGCTTGTTTAGTAGCGCCCGCAGCCAAAGCTTTTTTAGCTTCGGTTTCAATAATATTTTCAGCAGCTTCTACAATACCTTTTTTAACTAGTGTTTTAGATACCGCAGCGCCCACTGCACCAGGTATAGCGCCTGCGCCTGCGCCCGCTACCGCACCTACACCAGCGCCAATACCCATAACAGCAAGAGTTTCGGCAACGCTAGCAACGCCTGAACCAATGTTGTAGGGAAGCCAATCAGTAACAACTGTACCGATGCCTTTTTCCCATGCTCTTGTCAGCGAATCAGATTCACGAGTCATTTGCTTGGACTCGCCAATGTCCATCGACTCTTTGCCGCTCTCAATTAAACTCTGCCCAGTTTCTGTAGCGCCAAGTTTCTTCAGGCCCATACCCGTAAATACTTTTGCACCGCCGTAGGTTTCTTGAAGTTGAGGCAAGTAATTGTAGATCCCGCGCATGAAATCGCCAGTTTCATCATCGTCTGGCAATTGCGTGGTGTCTTTACCCTTAGGGCCTGTAGCTTTTGGGGTAGCTACTTTTTTAACCGGCTCGTCAAACTGGTCAAAGAAGTTTTGAGATGGCTTCTGTTCTTTTTCTTTTTCTTGTTCAGCGTCAAACTGGTCGAAAAAATTAGCCATCTTATTTTCCTAGGTATTCATCTGCTGCGCCAGGTCCAAATTTACCATCAAATTCTGCTTTTGCGCCAGGATTATCCTTCAACGCTTGGATGTGTTTAGCTGTTGGAGTAGGAAAATTGCCGGTTGTTCCCGCGCCACTATCAGCAGGATTAACTTTAGGGCCTGTCCGTGCCTCAACTGCTTCTGGACTTAAATTTTTAATCCGGCTAAAAGCAAGATCTTTTTCTTTTCGGGCATCTTCAACCGCAGTATTCCATTTTTCTTTACGCTCTTCGACACGTTTTAGAGTTTCAGCGTATGCATTTTTATATTCTTTGTTAATTTTTTCTGGATTAATTTCGCCAGTCTTCTTGTCTTTAGCGCCCATAGTATAGCGCTCTAATTTTTTCAAGTCTTCTTTGTGCGTGTCACTAGACTCTTGTTTAGCAACAAACTCTTTAATACTGTCATATTGCTTAGTTGCGGCTTGATATCTACCAAACACACGGTCTTCATTTCTAAGCGCTTCCGCTTGCAACCTACCAAGTTTGTCTGAGGAGTTACGCATTGCCGCAGCATCTGTTTGAGCTTTTGCTTGAATCCCTGCAACTTCAAGCGCTCTCTTGTCGCTCTCGCGCTGAGACTGAAATGTGAGCAAGTACTTGTTGTAGTCTTCAGCGTGCTTAGCAGCTTGTTCTTTCTTTGCCGTAGCCTTGTCAATCATGCCAAGCTTCTCAAGACGAGTAGCCTCATCAATATCGTAAATAATCTTGTCTGCTTCTTTGCGGGCCTTCTTAGCTTCTTTCTCGTCAGAGATAATTCCAGGTATTGACTGCTTCAATGCGTTCATACCAGCAACAAGCACTGGACCAGGGGTTGATCCCCATGAAGCAAAGAATTCAGCCAAACGCATGTGGCGTTGACGTTCTTTTTCATCAGCCAAGTTTGCGCGCTCAGCCATTTGTTGCGCACGGAATTCTTGACGCCCCACGTTTTCACCAACGCCTAAAGCATCTCGTTCAGCTTGAATTTCTTTTAATAACTCTGCGGTTGGTCTATTTGCTTGAGCCGAAGCAAGGTCGCGTTGACGCATAGCTTCTTTTACAACATCAGGCGAAGGCCCCGCAGGAGCAGTAGGAACTTGCGTTACTGGCTGAGTAGTTGCGCCCATGATACCGCCGGGAGGAGGAGTTGTTGAAGGAGGCATAGCAAGGCGTTCTTGCATACCAATCTTAGCGTCTTCTTCACCGCCTTCTTCAATAGCGCTCTTTACGCCGTTACCACCAGCACCTTGCTGGAATGCAACAATACCGCCGGGAGCATAGCTAGGCATCTGAGGTTGAGCAGCTTGATACTGCACGCCCATAGGACCTGTGCCTTGTGGCTGCTTGCTCATCTGGCGTTCACGCAGCAGACGTTGAGCCATCTTGCGAATAGATGGACTAGTAGATTCTCTGGCTTGGGCTTGCAAACCTTTCTCGTCCATGCTCTCAAGCTGCTCTTCAACTTCACCGCCCATGTCGTAAGACATGATGCCGCCTTTGGCATAGCCTTTAACTTCGCCGCCAGCAGCGCCGCCAGGCCCAGGTTTCATAGCGTTATAGATAGACGCACCAGCGCCAATTGTGCCAACTGCCTGTGAAACAGGGTTAGGCGACGCAGCGTATTGGTTTGTTGTAGACGCTTGCATTGGCAGGCCACGGAGCATGTTGGACATCGTACCCAACTGCATGAGAGGATACTGTTGTGCGTTAGCGTAGTCTTGAACAGCCTGATTAAGGATCGACTGGTCGTAGGCCATCTTCTTGTCGCCCATTGCCATCTGGTTGTTGTACAGACCAAGCTCTTGCTGTTGCTGTTGGCCAAGCATGTTAGTGAGGTTAGATGCGGATTGATTAGCCAAACCATAACCTGCTTGAGCGCCTTGGACTCCTTGCAAGCCCATACCAGCACCTTGCATACCTTGAGCCGTACCTTGCAGTCCAACTTGCGCGCCTTGCAAACCTAACTGACCTGCACTAGTAGCAGCATTGACGCCAGCCAAGCCAACTTGCGCGCCCTGCATACCTTGAGCCGTACCAGCCAACTGACGATCAACACCAGCCAGCTGAGTGTTAACACCTTGCAAGCCCATGCCTGCACCTTGAATACCGGTTTGATAAGCTTGATTAGCGGCGTTAACACCAGCTAGTCCCGCTTGGGTTCCTTGAATACCTGTTTGCGCACCCTGCATACCGAGGCCGTACATAGCGCCAGCTTGACCAACACCAGCCAACGCACCTTGTTGACCTTGAAGTGCAGTGCCAAGACCAGACAGACCTAACTGACCGCCTTGCAGTGCTGTACCCAAACCTTGTTGAGCGCCAGCCAAACCTTGAAGATTAAGGTTAGCACCAAACTGCTGTTGGGCTTGCGCTTGCTGATAAGCTTGATTGAGAGCCTGCGCTGTATTGGCAGTCTTCATTGTTTCTAGATTACGCTGAGCTTCAGCATTCTCAATGGCTTGACGACCGCCACCAAACGCCCCAGCGCGAACAGCAGCCGCGCCACGATTTTGCGCAGCAATATCAGCTTGACGTTGTAATTCTTTGTTCTGAACATCCAACACGTTTTGTGTGTATGGATTCATCAATGCCTGAGTTACACGAGGATCAGTTGCCATTTGCGCATACTGCGCTCCAGCACCGGCTTGTTGACGAGCTAACGCTTGAGATTGACCAGAGATGTTTTCACCCAAGCCTTGAGCACGGAGAGCCATCTGACCAATGTCAGCAGAGCCTTGTCCATAACCTAAAGCTGTGTTAGCTAACTGAGCAGCTTGAGCGCCGTAACCCGCGCCTGTTTGACCATAGCCAGCGCCTTGAGCGCCGTAGGCCAATGCTGGATCAGCTAGTCCCGCAGCTTGTTTTCCAAAACCAGCGCCCATTTCGCCGTACTTTGCACCGCCTTCAATACCTAACTTACCGCCAGCAATACCAAGCTCTTGGCCTTTTTGACCAGAAGCAAAGCCAGCATCACCAAATTTATTAGCGCGTCCAGCCTGTTCTTTTGCCAGAGCTTGCGCATCTGCCGCTGCCGCTAAACCTAATTGTTGCCCAGCCATGCCAGACTCAAATCCAGATTTACCGTAACGCATAGCGTCTTGGACAGAATTTAAACCACCAATCCCTGCCTGTGTAGCCACATAGTTAGCGTTTGCATAGTCGCCGGTAGGAACATCCATGCCATACGCGCCCATATAGGCTTTAGTCTGCATGGGATCAATCTTGGCAATCCCTTTAGAAGGATCATAGGAAAGCTGATTGCCTTGGGCGTCGTACGTTCCGCCGTACGCTTGGTATGGTTTAAAGCCAGTAAGTTCTGTATAGCCGGGGATAGCCGCAGTTCCAGCTGTTAGTTGGTTTCCTTCACTGTCATAAGTTGGGGCAACCGCAGCAGTGCCACCCACTTCTCGGGTATTGAACAACTGCTTTTGAGTTGCGCCAAGCATTGACTCAACATATGGCTGAGCATACGAAGGGATGTTTGTGTTCTGAACAGTTGATGTAGTTTGAGTTGGACCACCGCCACCGCCACCCATAAATAGATTACGAGTACCGTCTTTGTTATAGCCGTTAAATTTGCTTGGGATAATCATAATTTAATCCTCATTACTTGGTGGGTAACTTCTAACCCAAACTTCTCATACATATTAACCAAAGAACCTCTAGCCCATACCTGCGCTTTTGTGGCTCCATGGAGTTTCATCCATTTATACATCTCTGCAATAACATGTGGGCGCATAATTCCTTTACCGCCCATCAAATTACCGTGCCCAATTCTTTCTCGCGGATAGTCAATAAAGTCTACCGCCGCTGCGCCTGTTATACCTTCTCCCGGTTCTTCCCACACTACCAGATAAGTACGTCCTGTGCGAACCGCGTACTCAACTTGTTCAATAGTTATTTCACTAGGGTCAAGATCAATTGCTTTTTGCAAAAGGGGAGCAGCAACGGGCCATACTTCTGGTAATTGAGTCGGGTTAATTTGATAAAAGGGCATGTTTATTTAGGCATGTATTTTTTAGCGTTGATCTGCTTGCCCTGTTTAGGGTTACCAGTACGCGCCTTGCGTACCTTGTTCATCATGGCATGAAGATGTTTAGCACCAGCTTCCGTAGAGCCGTTGCCTAGATGTGACACCACATCTGCTGGGATTACAAACTCGCCATCTGCAAGTCGAGCAGGTTGACGTCCGTTAATAGTTGCAGGAATGTTGTCTGACATTCCGTCTCCGGGGCCTTTGAGCAGTCGTGGGTTTCCACCAGCAGCGTAACCACCAAGACTTGAATGCATGATGCCACCACTTGCTGCTTCAACGTCACCGCCACCCTTACTCTTAGCGCTTGTAGGCATGTTTAATTTGCCTAACGGTGTGGGGCGCTTAGCAGCAGGGGGAGAAACATAAGCACGTTGGTTGACTTTGGCTTGACGAATCTGCGCAGCAGTCAACGCATCCTGATAGCGGGTATCAGGGTCTTGATCGTAATAGATACCAACATCACGAGACGCTGCGGGAGCCGCCTGTTGCTGACCACCTAACATTTTTTGGTATTGCTCAATAGAGTCAGAGAGGCTTCCGCCTTTAGCAAACGCCATAGTAGCGTTACCTTGTTCGTCAAAACCCGGTTTACCACCGCCGCCACCTCCAGCACTGCCCATACCCATACTTAAATTTTGAAATCTAGTATCGTAGTCCGCTGCTTTAGGCTCAACATATCGCACTCCGCCCGGACCTTGTGAAAAGGTCATGCTTTGAGGGTTTTGGTTAAATTGATCATATGCAGCGTCATTCTGGAAATTAAGAGTCCCGTACCCACCAACATTTACAGAAGGGCCAAGACCGCCGGGGTTAGCTAACTCAAATGCTCTTTTAGCTGCATCTTTTTGTGCTTCAGTAACGGGGCCACCTTCATCGTAGCCCACAGGAATATCGTAAGAGCCCGCGCCCATGATGCCGCCACCTGCCGCATAACCTTTATATTGGAAATCAAGCGGGTTAGCAGTGCGGCCTTGGAAGTCAGACGCTAAACGATAGCGAGACAGTGGGCCGTCATAAGGTTTGTCGTTGAACGTAGCGCCGGAAGGATTCATAAGACCCAGCATGTTTGCACCCATGTACGCACCTGTCATTGCAGTAAAAGGATTTGCTTTAGCAAACTTTACAGCTTTATCCATACCTGCTTCAAGCGCTGAAGGAGGAGTAACAGGAATATTAGCTTGGGCAATAGTGTTTGCCATACTGGGTATACCAGCGGAACCCGGTTCAATAAATTGGTTTGCAGCAAACTGACCTTCCATACCCATAGGAGGCGCGCTTGGAGTAAAAGGAGACGCAGCAGTTTGTGAACCAAAATATTCTGGGAACGGACTGTTTAATGGATTATTAGTCAACTCCAATGGTGCGTATGGCGCGGATGCGGGTGCAATAGCTTGAGGGACAGACGCAAGACCTCGTGTAGCCGCTTGCGTAGCTGCGTTCTGTTGAGCCGCAACTTGAGCCGCGTTAATATTAGCAGCGCCAGCACCAGCGCCACCAGACGCAGCGTTAGCAGCCATAGCTTCTGCGCCAAGAGCAGCCTCTGCTCCACCCATTGCACCAGCGCCTAATGCTTCAGCGCCAAGACCCATAAGAGCTTCTGCACCAAGGACTGAACTTGCAGCTAGGGCAGCTTCACCAGCCGCATAGGGGGCAAGCTCAGACGCTAAAGCAAGAGCAGCTTCTTCAGCAAATATAGCAAGCATTGGCATATTAAAACTCCTTGATTTCTGGCGACTCTAGTCCTGTGCCGCGAAGATTATGTAAACAGCACAACGCCACGTTATCCGTCAGCGCCATGAATGCGTGCTTCTTGCCCGCAGGTATTGTAATAACAGCAGGAGCATCAAAGCGCCCCATAGACTCACCATCTTGCCAAGCTTCTACAGCGCCGTGTGAGATCAACGTCACATGAGGGTGAGTATGGACATGCTGAGATAAAACAGTCTTAGACTTTGGAATCGTATAGGAACGGACCCAGATGTCGTCTACTTCGACAAACTCCACATAGTCAAGATCAATCTTCTTGTACTTAGGGTTTTTACTAATAGCGTCGATGTCCATGTATTTGCTCTAGGTTATTAATGTCGATATTATGGAGTAACTGTACCAACTGCGCCAGTGCTAGAGACGCCTGTTAATGGTATTGTTTTTGTAGCACTGACCGATCCAACTGCACCAGAAGCAGATACGCCAGTCATGCTGCCCGGTACTTTGATACGCAGTACGTTAGTCCCATCATGCAAAGTCCCGCCTTCGGTATCTCTGTAAACATCCCCGTACCGCAAGTTAACGTAATCTGCATCGGTAGGTAAAGTGCCTAAGTCTAGATTTAACCGCGCCAAATTAAGTTGTTGGATCGCGTTAATTTGGTTAAAGAACAGCCTCAGAACGTTGGTGTACTGATTCATGAACCCTTGCTCATACTGCGCAGGGGCGGCGGGTACGTTAGGCGCATTCTGGTTCTGAAGCATGCCCATGGTTTATCTCCTACCGTCTTGACGAATGTCTATACGGGGAGCACCAAGCTGCCATGTTGTGCCTAAATCAGCAGAGGAGATTTTAAATATTAACTGACGGCCACGGGCGCGGGTGTAGACCTGTCCTGTAAATTGCTCAGTAATAACATACGTAGAACTCTTAACAACTGAAGCAGAAGCAGTGCTACTAACGCCAGAGCCTGAATTCTGTAGCGGATACAAAGTCATAGTGACTTGGGGTGTTGTAGAGCTAGAAGAACCGGAGAACGTCAGGTCAGGCAGAATACGCCACACGAAACCAAAGTTATGTCCATCACCAATATCAAACTCAGACGAAGAAATATTTGCCGCGATTGGTAGCGGATTATCTGGGTTCTCAGCGTCGTCTACGCCGTCCTCATGCTGAACAATCTTGCCGTTATAAGTTGTAGCAATTGGGTATGGGAGCAAGCCAGAATCTAACCATGCAGTACGACCCATCGTGCCGTAATACCATACACGCTCAAGATAGTTATACACAACGTAGCGGTCAATTTCGTTTGAGTTGGCAGAGCAGTAGAACCACCAAATCTCATTAAAGCCTTCATTGGTACTTGCGTATACCTGCTGAGACTGTAGAGCATTAAAATCTTGAAAAATATAACGGCGTAAGTCACAGCTAAGCGTCTGTATACGGCCATCATACATATAAAATTTATCAACGCCCATCCAATAAATTACGCCAGAAGCAAGTGCTACAGCGTTAGGGCCAGCTACAGAAATATTATCCCCAAGCAGTTGAGAACTCCATACAAACGGAGGTCCAACATATTGCATAGAGTACAAAGCCGTATCAGTAAATACGATAATCTCTTGACGTGTCTGAATAGCAGTAACAATCTCAGAGCCGTGCGAAAGTTGAATACTACCGGCTTGATTGGTAATTGATGGCGTCCATGTGTAAGGATCTTCTTGGCTAGACCACCGAATTAACATTGGGTTAAGAATAGTACTGTTATAGTCGTTTGTACCAAACACAAGAACAAAACGAGAAGTATCAGAAACAATAAGGCTATTCTGAAAGATAGGGCAGTCATTATCACTTGCGTCAGCTAAATTAATACCTTTAGAAGAAATGAATTGCAGGCCAGACTGTCCGCCAGAGGTTGTAATTGGAGAGCCGTTAATTGTTGTGGACACGTTAAATGTGCCGCCTGTAGAGTTCACTACAAAATAAACAGTCCCAACGGATAGACCAGTAGGCAATGCGCCGGTAGAAGTAAACGAAATTGTTGTGCCATTAGGAAAAGAGAATCCAGTAGGCAGAGTAATAACGCCGGGGGCGGCAATACTAATTGTGCTTTGGATAGGCGAATAGCCTACGTTAGCGCTCCAATAATAGAGTCCTTGGCCACGAGGACCGTAGATTAAATCTTCGCCAAAGTTTTGCTGGTTCCAAATATAAAGAGCTGTTGGAACAGCTTTACCGTTGCCCCATGTGCCACCACCCCAAGGACCCGCGCCCCAACCTGTTAGCGGAACTTGGTATGTGTTTCCAGTATTAACTTCATACTGCGTTATGACTGTACCGCCGCCGGGAGAACCAGACACATCAGTAGCATTTGCAGTAGCAGAAACAGTAATTGTGTAGTTATCGTTATCTATAACTGTTACTTGAAAAGTGCCTTTTAGCACCGCCGCTGTAATGTTGCCGCCAAGCCCTGTAACACCCGCGCCACTATAGATAACAGAGTCTCCATTGACACAGCCGTGATCTACTTCAGCAATTCTTATAACGCTAGAACCTAAAGTTGCAACGAAAGGGTTAGTTAAAGTAACAGTCTTACGAATAGGCGTGATGTTGTAGTAAGCGCCACCGTTAAGAATATAAAAATACAAGTTAGTGCCAACACCAACTAAATTCTCGCCAGCAAGCGTCACCCAATTCCACAGAGAGCGGCATACGCCTTGGAATACATCAAAAGCAAATGCGGTCCAGCCGCCAATCTTCTCTGGGTTGCCTTGACGGAAACGAACCTTGTCGCACTCATACCAGCCACCTTCAGTGGTGTATCGAGTGTTTTCCCGGTTGACGCCCGGCTTGAACAGGATTTTTTGTAATGGCATGGGCTACCTTTATTTACTGGCAACGCCTTTGGTCTTTTCAAAAGAACGCATACCGGCAATGCCCAAGATGCCTGATAATATCACCCATAGCTGGTCTGCGTCTAGTACAGGAGGGGGTTCTAACCCCGCTGGAATCCATCCAGTTGCTTGCGCCCATTTCCATCCCCACTGAAATAGCGGGTAGGTCAAAAACTGGTAGCCCATAGCGGCTACACCAATCCACCCAATTGCAGGTCTCCAGCCAGAAACAAACACGCTGGACGAAGCGGCTTCAATTTTATTGACTTCAATCTGAGCCAAGTCCGTGGCTTGGTCAATACGCTTTTCTTCAAGATCGAGCTTACGTTGCTCAATCTCCATTTCCATCTTTTCTTTGTCGGTCGTAATCAGGTCGCCCGCAACTTTGCCAACAGCTTCAATAATTGATCCAACGCCAAGCAAGCTCATGCCAGACCTTTCAATGTGCGGTTAATCCAACCCTTGAGGAATTTGACCTGCACGGGGTTTTTGTTGCATATCTCAACGTAACGGGCAATCTTAGCCAAGGCATAAGATTCTTTGAACCTTTGGCCATCCGTAATCTGATTGAGCTTTTCTATGGTTTTAGCGCCGATGCCGCCGTCTGGGGTAGCGCCAACCACCAACTGCGCCAGCTTGACCGCCATGCCCATGCCAGCGTTTACACCAAAGTTAAATATGGTGTTGGCCACGTCTTGGTTGTTAATCTCGTTGCCGCGCATCTTGTCCCAGAATTCAATACGGTAAAACTCACGCACCATAGGCGTTAAAGAGCCGCCAAATTCTTTCTTATCCACAAGCGCCCAGCCATTCCACTGGGGGTTTTTGTTACGGGCAATCCCAGCATAGGTCATGCCGCCTGTATCACCGGGCACTTCATGTAGGACGTAGCCGCCCTCATCTCTAATCATTTGCTCAAAAGCAGGTTCAAACTGTGCCATTAGTTACCTCGTTTAGTCAGCATGGTTGCTGCAATATCCATCATCGAAATGATGTGTTCCATGTTGTCTGGTTGAGCGGCCCATCCCGCTGTAATCTGCCCAATAAACCGACTGCGATCAGGTGGCACGGATATTCGGCAAGTGTAGTTAGCACCCTGCGCTATGTACCAAATACCCAATTCACTCTGTGGACGTAGGTACTGACTGCAAGGAATGTCCCCAGCCATCAACTTCACTACATCGTTGTTGTTCGCATGGTTAGACGTAAACAGACCAACATCCAAACCTTCCATATCTTTACTGCGCCCGTCTTTGGTGTAGAGCCGGTACAGCACCCGAGTGCCTAAGATTGGGTTGACCTTAAAGATAGCCACAAATTTAGCATCGGTGTGCTTAAACAACACAGAGGCCGCATCGTCAACTCGCTCTTCGTGGATGCTTGGCATCCTCTTCTGCTCTTGGTACGCAGAGATTAGGAACGATTGGTTTTGCCAAAACATGTACCCAGCAAACGCAACAACCCCCATGACAAGGATTGCAAATAACTTGAATGGACTATCTACATAGCCCAGCACCTTGTCTAGCGTTGAATTAGGGTTTAATTTTTCTTCACTCATGAATTAACCCCAAAGCCAAACAAGGGTAAAAGTCCCCCAAATAATGAAGACGGTCAAAAAGGCCGCAACGATAAACGCTTCAGCCCAGTCTCGCATTATGCTGGCTCTGGCACTTTCACCTTGGCTGTTATGACTGCTGTCGATGTGTCTCGATCAATTGTCATGTAGCCTTGGCAAGTGATGTTGTAGTCTACCCCATTAGCGTCTTTCTCGCTCTTGACGGGGGTCGTGATGTCAATGTTCTTAAACAGAAACTCTTTGCCGTTTTCAAAGACGCGCCAGACGTGATCCATCGAACCGCGCCCAGCTTGTCCACGAGACTTATTGAATCTAATCTGGTACGTGTTCATACAATTTCAGCCGCTGGAGGAATGTTGCAAGCCTGTTGTGGCTGGTGAATCACGGTTAAGTTAAAGTGCACAAACTTAATTGGCAACTCTGCCGCATGGCGTGTAAACGAGTGCATCAACCATGAGTTAGCAAAAATCATCATACCGGGTTTGGGTGTGAAGTTAATCATCTTGCTGGCAGGTGTTGCGGCACTTATGTTTTGTTCTGGTAAGTCAATCTGCACCTTGGCTGCACGGGGATCATGAAAGACTACGCGAGAACAATCTTCTGGTGTCTCAAGGAAGTAAAAGCCTACGATCTGTGAACCAAAGCCGTGAACGTGTGCGTCCATTGCCGAGTGCTTGTGGTGCTCTTGTGTCCACATCTCTGTGAACTGCACCGCTTTGTCCTGCATGGCGTAGCCCTGCTCATTAAGAATGTTCCAAGCAGTAGCGCCGACAAACTCAGAGAACCCTGCCATGCGAGGGTCGCCAAAGAAGTTTTGCGTCATGTAGACAGGATAAATTTCGTTTAAGTCACGTTCTTTTTTAGCAACGTCGAGAAATTCCTCAGAGACAGTATTAACTGCCTCCAAGAAGTCAGGCCGCTCAATAATGTAAATAGGGCACGGGAAGTGATACGCAACTTGAAGCTGTGTTTGTAGGACAACTTGAGCCACTGACTCAGCGGCTTTGCATACTTTTTGTTTTGACTTCTTAGTGGCGGTCTTTGCCATGGTTCTCTCCTTGTTGGTTGGGCTATCAGTTTACAACCTGAACCCACTGCCAAGCAAGGAAATCGAATTTATATTGATTGTCATCAACAGGACGTGCTGGAGCTTCTTTCCAGTTTGCGTCTGCGCCACACCACATTACCAATTTACCTTCAACAGGTTCAGGACGTGGGATTGGGGGAACCATCGTGCAAATAACTTCATCAAAAGTCCATGCAGACCAATTTTCAGCTTGCTCACGAGAGTTGAACGTAGTAATAACAGCCTGTTGTTTGGCAGTCTTTTCTTCGGCAGTCATATCGCGTACCGCCCAAACATCAGTCCAGACACCATCTACTTTTTCATAGGTGGGTTCGTCTGCGGTCATAACTTCGTACACGCCAAGCGTAGGACGCTCAACACGAATGAATGGTTCCCAGTGTGCGGGGACTGCACCAAACGCTTGGATGAGGTTGTCCTCAAAAGCAGGGTGATTCTTGATTACGCCGTTTTCAGTTTCAATATAAAGGTTCATTTGTTACTCCTAATTAAACATTACCAGTATTCGTTGATGGGAATTGACGAGTTGTGCCGGGCCAAATAATACGCACTGCTCCGCGACCGCCAGTATTGTTTGATACATTGCCACCAGCACCGCCACCATAAGCGCCACCGCGTCCATTACTAGCTGGGTTTGCGCCGCACTCTCCTCCTGAACCACCACCACCGCCAGCAGTGCTACTACCAGCACCACTAGCCCCTTGCCCTAAAATACCTACGCCGCCGCCACCGCCGCCGCCTTCACCGTCAAAATTACGCCCTCCACCGCCGCCGCCGCCACTGCCACTACTACCACTGCCACCACTTCCACCAGCGCCGCCATTACCAGAATAGCCACCAGCGCCGCCGCCGCCTTGGTTGCCCTGACCGCCATTACCGCCGCCATCTCCAAAAAAACCTCCACCATTTCCAGAAGTAGCGCCGTAGCCTATTGCTACTGATGACCCGCCAACTACAAGATATGAATCCTGCATTTGCGCACCTGCAACTACTGTATAGCCAGTACCGGGAGATACAGTTACATTGTTTTTCCATCCTAAGCCACCGCCGCCGCCACCAGAAGTACAACCACTCTTATTTTTACCACCACCAACAGCGACTACAGATACAGATGTGACTCCAGTAGGAGCAACCCATGTGTATGTGCCAGATGTTGTAAAGGCTTCTTGTCCTGCGGCGGCTGATGTCGTAATGCTATTACTTGCCGCGCTTGCCGCACTTACGCCAATAGCGTTAGTAGCTGTTACAGTAAATGTATAAGCCGTTACTGGGCTTAAACCAGAAACAGTAATTGTCCCGGAACCTGCTGTTGCAAGTGTTCCTGTAATGCCGCCGGGTGATGATGTAGCTGTATACAACGTAATTGCAGAACCGCCATCACTTGCTGGCGCAGTATATGCAACTGTCGCAGTAGAAGACCCAGTAGCCGTGGCTGTACCAATTGTTGGTGCGCCCGGCACGTTAGCTGTTGTTATGCTATTTGATGCCGCGCTTTGACCGCCTGTGCCCGCGCCGTTAATCGCTTGAACTTGAAATGTGTAAGAAGTATTTGCAGACAAGCCTGTCACGCTGATAGGTGAAGATGCACTTGTACCTGTAACACCGCCGGGAGTTGATGTTGCAATGTAATTCGTAATAGCCACGCTACCCGTGTCAGTGGGTGCAGTAAAAGGAACGGATGCAGTCAGCACAGAAACCGTAGCTGTACCAATCGTAGGCGCACCGGGACTACGAGGCCAAGTGCCTTGCTTGATGTAATTCTGTGCTTGGTCAAGCGTCCAGATACCCTTGGCTACCGTTGTAGTTGGGGCTGTTGGGTTCTTGGTGATAACACCGCCGGGGTATTGTCTGATACTCATTATGGACTTCCTACGCAAGTAGATGGGTATGAACGCACCGTTCCGGGCCACACAATACGGACTGCGCCTCGTGCGCCGGGGCCACCATTTTGAAAACCGGGGTTATATACAGTACCAGAACCGCCACCACCATACAAACCACCGGTAATTCCTGTACCGTTACAGCCGCCAGAACCGCCTTTACCTGCCACAGAACCGCTAGAACCGCCAGCGCCGCTACAACCTTGTCCAAGTAAAACACCAACGCCGCCGCCGGGAGTACAGCAGGTATTACCAAATCCACCGCCGCCACCGCCACCGCCAAAAGCACCATTTGCGCCAGCGGAGAATGATGATGCGCCTTGTCCACATCCAGCAGTTCCGCAACACGGTTGATAGCCACCAGCGCCGCCGCCGCCACTATTACCATTACAAGAAAAACATCCTGTACCTTTTCTACTACCACCACCAAAGCCGCCGCCCCCAGAACCAGTGCCCGCCGATGTGCCAGCCCCAGTTCTTGCAGTTGGGGAACCCCCCCGGGTTCCACCAGCACCGCCCGGTGCGCGTACAAATCTAGCACCAGTAGTACAAATAAAATAACTTTGACCCCCTGCGCTACCACTAGCATTAGCGCCACCACTACCGCCGCCTCCGACTACTACAGTTAAAGACTCACCGGGCGTAACTGATATATTATTTTGCCAACGTAAACTTCCGCCACCACCACCGTATCTTTTTGGAGGGCCGTAGAAAGGTAAACATGGATTGCCGGGATTTAATCCTGCTCCACCACCGCCACCGCCAACTACCACAGCGGATACAGAAGTAACACCTGACGGTACTACAAAAGTAAATGTGCCCGCAGTAAGGTATGCTGAAGAACCCGCGCTAGACGCAGTAATTGAATTACTTGCCGCACTCAATGGGCCATATCCAGCCGCATTTGTTGCTTGGGCTTTAAATGTGTAAGAAGCGCCATCAGTCAAACCGGACACAACAATTGGAGAAGATGCGCCAGTGTTTGATAAACAGCCCGGAGTTGAGATAACACGATACCCCGTAATACCCCCAGAAGGGTAACCTGTACAAGCAGGCGCAGTAAATGTTACTGAAGCACACAAAGACGATCCCGCCGTGGCTGTACCAATCGTAGGCGCACCCGGCACTGCGGGCCATGTACTTGCACCCTTTGCTTGCATCTGCTGGGTGACTGTCCAGATTCCTGAGAAATTAGGCATTACAAGTTTCCTGTATTCGTTGATGGGAATGAACGAGTTGTGCCGGGCCAGATAATACGCACGGCGGCAGGGCCTTTAGCACCACCAGCGCCTTGAGCGCCTCCTCCTCCACCACCGCCATATCCTCCACCAGCGCCGCCAACGGCTCCAGACCTAGCAGAACCACTACAGCCGCCCGAACCGCCAGTGCCACCATTACCAGACACTCCCGCTGAACCAACGCCACAGCTTCCTTGCCCCAATAATCCAACGCCACCGCCGCCACCAGCGCCCCAGTTATTAGGGCCAAAACCTGACTGCCCTGCGCCACCGCCGCCGCCCGAAGGGGCTGTTGGAGCAACACCAGAACCGCCGTTAACAGAATTTCCGCCATTTCCAGAATAACCACCAGCGCCACCGCCACCACTTGGTGAGGAACTACCTACGGTTCCTGTTGTTCCACCATTACCACCACCATCACCTGTATAAGTCCCACCAGCGCCACCAGAACCGCCCTTAACTACCGCAGTAGAAACAAAAAAACTGTCTACGCCATCACACCCAGCAACTCGTAGAGAGTATGAACTACCGGGAGTAACGGTGTAATTATTTTTGTAACCTAACCCTGCTCCGTTACCACCCCTACCACCGTTACAGCTATTTCCACCGCCACCGGGAGAACCAATACCCACCACGACAACTGATACAGAAGTTACGCCAGCGGGGGCTACCCATGAGTATGTACCCGGAGATGTGTATGCGTCTTGTCCTTGCGCTATAGGAGTCGCGGAATTGCTAGCCGCGCTGGGATAGCTTGGCCCAAAAGCGTTTGTAGCAATAGCTTTAAATGTGTACGCAGTGCCAGTAGTTAATCCAGTCACTACCAAGGGTGACGATGCGCCAGATGCCGTATAAATTCCACAATTTGCAAAAACTGTATATCCAGAAATGGCTCCACCACCAGTACAAGCTGGCGCTGTAAAAGTTACAGACACCGATGTACCACTCGCAGATGTAGCAGTTCCAATCGTTGGGGCGTTAGCAACCTTCAGAGCGTTGTACCCCGGTAAAACAATACCAGCTTGATAGCGCATCGACATGGGTTACCCCCGATTAAGAAGCGATAGATTCGTAGCTAATAGTATATGAGATAGCAGAGCTTGTACCGCTAGTCACAGTGATAGATTGGTTCTCCATCAAGTAGATGGCCGTAGTCTTATCTACTGCAATTAGTGACGCATTAGCTGGAACAGACACTGCTGACACAACTGGAAAATCTGTACCAGCGCCAGCGGCAGCGTTATCAATGCTCACTGTGACGTTAGCCGCAGAGCCTGTGACGTTTGCGCACACAATCTGATTGATCTTAAAGACCAGACCAGAAGATGCGGCATTTGACAACAGCACGTTGGCTGTAGTGTTAGCGGGTGCAAGAAAAGTTGTCGTGCCATAAATGGCGGTGACGTTGACAATATTTGGATTGGCCATTTATAGCTCCTTAGAAACCGAAAACAATTGCAAAAGAAATAGACTTGCCCGCAGAAACGCCACCACCAGCAGCGGCAATAGTTTGGTTAGGCCACGTACCTGTGATGGTAATGTTTGACCCTTGAACCAAACTTGGAGTAGCTGTAGCTGTACCTCCGTTTGCTACTGGAAGAATACCAGAAACATCAGTGGTAAGAACAACGGGGTTGCTGACAATCTTTACAAAATCAGAGCCGTTCCACGCCACTAACGCACGGGTACCAGAGGCGACCGTTACGCCAGTCGTTGGGCCAGAGCCGCGAATAACAATAGAGCCAGTGCCAGCGTTGATGACCAAATAGGCTTTACTCTGGGCTGGAGCCGTGATGTTCCGGGTGGTTGCGCCGTTACTGGCTGTCCACAAAATGATGGCATTACGTGCTTGGTTAGCCGCGCCGTTGGTCGTTGAAAGAGTTACATCTGCATCGGCTGAAAGCGTAGTCGTACCAGCAACCGCCGAATCAATTAGGCTCGTGATAGAGTCATTAACCGTAGTGCCCCACGTACCAGACAAGTCTCCAGTGGTCGGCAGTGCCAGACCAAGGAGAGGAGAGAAATTGGTTACTGCCATATCGTTCCTTTAAATAGCCAAGATACGCATTGCTTGCGCATACGCTTTTGAGGCTGCTGTGGATGTTTGGAATGTAGGAGCTACACCCGTACCGTTTGATGTAAGCAACTGACCCGCTGTACCCTCATTAGTAGAAGCTACAGCGTATTCTGATGGGTACGTTACAAACACATCTTTTGTACCGGCTGAGAATGATAGAGCCGACGGTTGTGTTCCTGCGCTATTAGATAAAACCGTAGTGCGGGCCAGTAAAGTACCAGAAGAAGTGTATGTACCAACACCCACTTCCCATTCGTTGCTAGTCTGCCCAGCAATCGTATAAAACGTTGTGTTGCTATTACCAATTACAGCAAAAGATTGAAAGCCCGTAGCTGCGCCGTCAAGCGTAATAGTCCCCGTACCAGCCGTGGTAGTGGTTTCTTTAACGCGATCAGCTAATACTAGAGCCATATTGCATCCTTACTCATGCATCTTCCGTTTCAATCAATACCCAACTTGCGGTATCGGAATCGTTGATATTATGCCAGTCCGGAATCTGATTGTCATCAATAGTTGTCCAGAAATAATTAGAAACATTTCCAACATATCCTTGCGCCAACACACCCAATAGCCCATTGATGTGAATAACCCCAAACGTACCAAGAAGTCCTCTAGCTTCTACACCTGTCAGGGCAGCTACTTTGCCGGGTATGACTGTACCAACTTGCCCACTAATAAACGTTGTATTAACTGGGCCTTCACCCCAACCATACTCACCCCATGTACCTGAACCCCAGCCGCCTTCCGCATTAAGCGCATTCTCGTGCAAAACACCGGCGGTGCCAAGCCCTCCAGAAGCACTAACACCAGACAGTGCCACAGACCTGTCGGAAGCCCCTCCGACTGAGCCAACAGCCCCCTCTGCGGAGACACCTGTCAAAGCCTGTTCAATGACAACATAAAATATGACTGTACCAACTGAGCCAGAAGCCTCAACACCAGTCAGTGCAACTGAAATATCAGTCCCAACAGTTCCTACACTACCAATTCCTAATACACCATTCTCAGCGCCGGTTTGTGTAACATCTACAGTACCAACTGCGCCAACAGCCGCGACACCATTCAACTCTATAGACAGCGTAGTAGCAGTAACAGAACCAACCGCTCCTGTGGCTGCTACGCCTGTCAGCGCATCAGTTTCAGCATATACGACAGTACCAACTTCACCCGTAGCGGATACGCCCGTAAGGGCTAAAGAGCTTTCAACTACAACTGTACCTACCTCGCCCGTCGCTGAAACGCCTGTTAACTCTATGGGTACAGAGACAGAAACTGACCCTACACTACCCGCAGCCAAAACTCCAGAAATCTCAACAGTAATGACTGGGGCTGCTGTATCTACATTGCCAGTAGCTTGGACTCCAGTTAATGCGACTGAGACTCCGCCGTTCGTGACTGTTCCTACCGCGCCAGATGCCTGGACGCCGGTAAGAGCAACGACTACTGTCTGCCCCGCAAGCGAGGCAAATGGCGCTTCGGCAAATGCGGAGATACCGAACATGGCTACTCCGGTGAGTTACCCCACCGGCCCTATTAGGTTGTAGCCAGACGAATCAAAGCAGTCGAAGTTGTATTCGCAGGCATGGTAAGAGTAAACGTACCAGCAGTAATTGTCTGTGAACCAAAAGTATGGACGCTTACAGCTTTGTCAGCCTGTGTTGAGTTGTAGATCAATACGGCATCAAAAGCTGTAGCCAACGTCACGCCCGTGTAAGTAATACTGGCCGAAGGCGTGACAAACGCAACACCCGCAGTAACAGAAGAGTTAGTGGCCGTAGGGGGCGTACCAAATGTAACCGCAACACCGCCCGCAGAGTAGCCAGTGCCCGTTACTTCGCCGGAAGTTCCATAGGCGGTAGTACTAGCATTTTGCGTAGCCGATGCTAAATACAAGGCGGCTTTAAACGCATCAGTTGCGCCGCTTGCGCGAACGGGGGCAGTACCAAAGTTATGGGTGGCGGTCATTAACTCACCCATAAAACTTGTTGTCATTGCTTGTGTATTTGCCATATTAGGCTCCTTAGTTAAAAGATGCCGCTTCAGCAGCTAGTGTTACAGATTGCTTTAGGGCAACATGAGCAGAGCGGTGAACCAACTCACCATCCAGCCAATACTCAACCCATGTTGTGTACTCATTGTCATTATCAACGAAGCCTTCTTTTTTCTCAAGAAGAGATTCATCCATTTCGCCTTTGGTGGTTGTGACCAATGCCATATTTTCTCCTTATGTGATGCGAATAATCGCGTCTGAACTGTTTGCGGTTGGGAACTGTATTGTAAAAGTAGCCGTTGATGTTTTTGCCGCACCAAAATCTAAAACACATACAGTTGGATTAGTACCACCAGATTTATAGATCAAAGCTGCGCTAGCAGTTAAAGCTGCATTCCAAGTTACGTTGGAAAATGAAATATACGTTGTGTTGTTTGCGGAAGTAGGCGTAACAGAAACAGGTAGCGCTATACCGCCAGCAGTGTAGCCTGTAGCTACAACTTCATTTGCACTTGTGTAGATAGCTGTAGTAGGACCTAACGATGCTGAGCCTGTGTACAAAGCAATCTTAAACGAGTCAGTAGTGAAGTTATACACTCCATTCATTAGTCCCGTTGCAAACGCATCAGTAGCGCCTTGTTGAATAGCCATCAGGTCACCGCCTGTCTATATTGACCAGAACGATACGCATCCTGACGCTCCATACCATCACCCAGACGTTTAGCCAGCGCAAGCGCTTCTACATATTTTTGGTTGTACAGCGCCAACATATCAGGCTCGCCCTTCATGAATGTATACGCTTCTACTAAAGAACCATACAAAAGCACGGTATCAAAGTTATCGCCTAGCCATGAAGTGCCGGTTACGTTTGTTACTGCAGCTACGGGTACAGAAAATCCTGTACCTGTACCGCCAATGCTTGCCGCTGTTGCTGAAAGCGTATTACCAACTTTATACAGGCATCCGCCGTTACGAATAACAACCGATGTTACAGCGCCACCACTAACAGTAATATCCGCGTAAGCCGCAGTGCCGCTACCGCCCGTCAACTGCACGTTATAGTACAAACCATTAGTGTAGCCAGAGCCGCCTGTTAGCGTACCAAAAGACGCAATTATTGCTTGAACAATAGACTCAGGATAGTAATAGAAATGCAGCTCTGCCGTGTACCCAGTATTAGGTGTTGGGCCAAGAATAAACGTCAACTCGTTTGTAATGACGCTGCTCTGAACAGAGGGTCCAAACAGCGCGTAGTACTTAGGGATCCCAACATCAGTAGTGGGGTTAGGATACGCTTGACGGATAAAGTTAACGTCTTTATTAAGCAAGTACTCGTAGTTTCCTGACGCATCAATCACTGCCAAAGAATATGTGGCAAGGTAATCATCCGGCGCTTTGAGGTACTTGTTACCTGCTGTAATGTTGCCCGTCATATTTTTGCGAAGAGACGGAAACTGAACATTGTTATAGATACGCTGTTCAGCTTGTTCAATGAACCGATTGATCTGTTCAGTAGATGTATTTGTCGACCCATTAGACAGGGTAATATCCGGAAAATTATTCTCCGTATACGACTCAATAGTGCTGAACAATTCAACGTAATTCATATTTATGCCATCGGGCCTCGAGCCATCGTGCCTTTAGTAGCGCATCCATTACCGCGAGTTTTGATACCAGTTGTTTTTACATCAGGATTGTAGCCATCACGATTGATGTTACCAACTGACATGTTTACTGTATCTGCGCGAGTAGGCTTAGCACCGCTGTAACCGTTACCAAGCTCAACTTTTCCACCGGTCATAGTGTGTGGCTTAGCATAGACTTCGGCATTGCCAACTTCTTTACCGCCTTGCTTCTGACTGAATTTAGCCATATTAGCCACCTTTTTTGTATGTGAAGGAAGACTTCTTCTGGTTAGCTACTTTAGCCAAACCACGACCCAGAGATTTCATCTGAGCATTAGTCTTACCGCCTTTGGCAAACTTAGTCATAGGCTGACCAGGATGCAGCTTTTTCTCGTGCTTATGCACGGCTCCAGCCATCATCTTCTTGTCTTGTTTCAAATCTGCTTTGTCCATATTAAGCTCCTTATGTTGTCGATATGGTAACTGTACCAACTTCTATGTTTAACACCAAGTAATTTGGTGTCAAAGGATCGTCAAAACCTCTTGAACCCCCTACAGGGTTCCATCCCCACTGAATGTCTCGGCTACCCTGATTTGGGAAACCAAAACCATCCGGAGCAGTGCTATTAGTTTGCAAAATCTGTAAACCGCTAGTTCCCGATTGCGTATAGCTTACATCAGGACGTGGCTCTCGTACAGCTTGTGGATCATCCACTGGGTACATACCCAACTGCAACTGAGGTTGATCAGGATCCCAGCATTCAGGGCACACCTTTAAATTGAAAAGGCGTGTCTTAATAATTTCTTTCTTCAGGTCTTTTAACATGAACCGCTCATCACAGCGATCACACTGAGCAATTGCATATTTACCTGAAGCGTATCTACTTGGCATACATCACCTATAGAACGACTGTCTTGGGACATAACGATCAGGAGCCTTCTCACGGTCTTCCTGCGACGCTAATGCCCATTGTTCTTCGTAGGCGGCTTTAAGCATCACAATACGCTCCATAGGCACGTCAGGGCGCTTAGAACCAACATAATAGGCTAGACCAGCCACTACGCATGGAATCAGCCGGAATGGGATATCTTGTACGTTAACGCCGTTACCAGCGTCTTGCATGCGGCGCATGCGCCAGTACACAAACACATACTGATCGCCAGGAGAGTTAGGCGTAGGCCACACGTTTACAGACGTGAGGTTGTTGACCGTTACGGCTGCGCCAATTGCATGACCAGCGGCAGTTGTATTAGTGACGCCGTTGTACTGACCACGATAACAATTAAGTAATTGATTACCGCTGACGTTAGCGTAGTAGATTGTTTCTGCATCGATTGTGATAAATCCTGTAGCTGGTAGGCTCACTGTTGAACTGAGGGTAATAGTTGTATCTGTTGATAACACCGTTGCCGCTACTGTTGCAGTGGATAAATAACTCTCATTAGACTGCCGGTTAATCCACACTTGAATAGGGCGGCCTTGAGCCAGCTTGTTTGGCAGCGTTGAGTACGTTGACTCAGAGATACGGCTAATGTTGATATCGATTTGATTAGGCGTACTAGCCTGTGTACGAACAACCTGATCCAAGAGATCAATCGTAGTGCTAGGCAAAGCATAGACGCCTTGCCCTGTATTCATTACGAATTGGCCTTGCTCAATAGTCCATAAATTGATGCCACGGTTAGCCCATTCAATCGTAAGCATGTTGAAGGACCGGCGTGCGGTACGAAACTCATAGCCAGTACGAACCTCAAGACCCGCCCGCTCATACGCTTCCTCAACAATTTCGTTGAAGTCTAGGTTAAAGGTGGAGAGTCCTGAAGTGCTAGCCATTATCTATACCCTGCCGTTTTCTTTGCAATCTTTTTTGGTTGGGCTACGAATTGTTTTCCGGCGGCTTTTCCTGCCCGCTTGGCTTTGGTCGTCGCAGCATACTCAGCAGGGCTGAGACTTTTAATCGCAGCGCTTGGAAGGTATCTTTCACCAGTGTCAGAAGATTTTTTACCACTTTTGGTTCTCCATTTTTGGTCGCCCCAATCCTTCAATGATTTTTGAGGAGCTTTCAATCTCGGTAACCCCCGCCAGCCGCCTTGTATTTCTTGGCAACTAGCTGAGCTTTACGCGCTGACCACTGACCTGCGCCAGTGCCTTGGGTTGCTGCGGCTTTTACTTGAGACACAATCCTCTTGCGAAGACTTGGCTTTGTGTAATTGCCAGCAGCATTTACCTTACCACCCTCTTTGTACTGGGTAAAATCAGTGTCATCCCGACGTGCTTTTTTCTTCGCACCGGGCATTTTAGAGGCGCTAATGTCGCCCATACCACGGGATGCCAACATGATTACACCATCTTTCCGCGTGTTTTGCCTTTGGTACAGCAACCATCGGCACGCTTAGAAGCCGAGCCAACAGAACCACCTTTAGCGTAGCCACGTTGACCACGAACTGCGTCACGCGGATCTTTCTTTTCGGGAGCGTATTCGGTATTGCGCAAAGACTTTGTGTAAGCGGCTTCAGTAGCCGTATTCATCTTGCGGTCAGCCATTTCTTCCCGTGCTTGTTTTTCTGCTGGACTCATTTGAGACTCCTAAATTAGCAGGTTTTGCCGCCGCTTTTCATAGTGATCATTTTGCCTTTGGTTTTACCCTTGGACTCAATGCCACCACCTTTAGCCATGCCGCCTTTTTTCATGCCCATCATGGAAGTATTAGCCATAGGAGTAGGCTTCTTCATACCGTCTTTGGCAGTGCTCATACCGGGTTTCATTGTGGGCTTGCCCATTTTTGTAGTAGCCATGTGGCCTCCTGTAGAAAATTTTTTGCCTTTATCGGCATTGTTAAACTCTTTACCCACAGACTGTGGGACGCCTGCTTTCTTAGCAAACGATGGATTGTTGGCCACCGCCGCCATGAAATTGTGTTGTTTCTTGCTTACGCTTGGCATTACTTGCCTCCTGCGTACCAATTAACAAGCTGAACTAAACCCGCACCCATAACGCTACTAGCCCCGCCAACAAGCATTAAAACCTTCCAGCCACCTTTAGCCTCAGATAAAGTTTTATCAATAGCTGTTAGCGTAGCCTGCATAGCCTTCATGTTCTCCAACATCCTATCCATATCATCTTGCAAATGCTTGATGTCGGACGCATGCGTGGCTAACTCTCTGGCTGTTTGAATAGCATCTTCAGTCATATCAGCAGTTCCAGGCCCTAAGAGCCTTGTTGATCCGTGAATCCGGATCGTTGGCTGTCTTTGAACTCGTCAACTTCTTTTTCATGCCGCTCATCCTCGCACAGAAAGAGTCTCGCCGGGAGCCGCCTTCGGGCTGGGGACGTTTCAAATTCATGCCTTGCGCTTTCGCAGAGGCTCGGCCTTTGGCGTTCAAGCCGCCCTTCTCGGACTTGCCTTCTTTCCTCTGCCATGCTGGACTCTTAGCCATAGAACACCGTTACTGAAGCTGCGTCACCAATATCGCAATATATGCCGTTTGAAAACAATATCCCTTCACCGGGTATAAGTACACTAAGTCCACCCGAATGATTAGTATCTAATTCCAATAGCACGGTACCACTTGCGGCTGAAGCATTATCGTAAAACTTAACGTGGTCAGTAGGGCTACCATTTGACACCGTAAAAACTACACATTTCAGGCGTGTTCGCCCTGCGTATAACGCCGCACTAGCGTTTGTATGCGCTGACTTTACATCGTATTGCATCATGATTTGATGCCCCTAATTAGGCTGGTGTAACAGCGGTAGTGCCGTCAGCGTTCACCCAAGTGCTAGTAGCAGTTGCGCCGGTAGCAATCTTTAAAGTACCTAAAGTGGTGTTAAACACAATAGTACCTGCGGCTTTGCCAACAGTGTTTACAGTTGATGTAGCGTCAGCAATTTGTGTTGTAGTAGCAGTGGTGAGCTGAACGTAACCTGCGGTTGCGTCTACGTTGCCTGTCACTGTACCTGTAACATTACCTGTGACGTTGCCTGTGACGTTGCCTGTGACTCCGCCAATAAAGCCGTTTGTGGACGTTACTGGGCCGGAAAAGGTGGTCGATGCCATGATGATTCCTTACATACAAGTGGAGTGCATTAGTCTGTATGTCGTCAGCCGGGACTGTCTAATGCACCGGAAACCCCGGGATAACGTATTTATACACCATTTAAAAATAAATGCAACAAAAAAGGGAGCCGAAGCTCCCTTTTTATTAGGCTCCAGCGGAACCGTACATGCCGAGTGGATCGCTCCAGCCGAAGCTGTAACGCTCACGAGACTTGTAACGCACGTTGCCTGTATCGAAGTCACCGTCCATGCTGTTTTGCAGGGGTGTACGAACAAAGTGCTTCATGCCGTTAGGCACGTCTGTAGTCAAGAACCAAGCATTGGTGTCAGTCAAGAAGTGGTTAATTGTGTAACCTTCAGGAATTGAACCGTTGTTCTTCAATGCGTTGATATCGTTGTCAGCAGTAGCGACGCGGAGTTCAGTCTCGAGCAAACGAGTTGCTGTGAACTGCAAAGCAGAAGGAACGACCAATTTTTTGGGTTTAGCAGCAATCAGCAAGCCACGCTCATCTGTCCAAGCAGCGATCTGGATAACGGCATTCTCAAGAGAAGTCTCGTTCAAATCGGCAGGGGTAGATGGGATGTTGCTGTTAGTACCACCGGAGACCAAGGGGTGTGCGCTAGAGAACAAAGCGACGCCGTCACCACCTGTGTAGGCAGCTGAGAAGCCGTTGTTCAACACCGCAGCAGCTTTTACCTGCTTGGTGTAAGCCATGGCGCGAGCCAAGCCTTTGGTGTAACGTGCAGACAAAGAGTCATACAAGTTATCTTCAATGGCTTCTTCAGTCAAGCTGAAGCCCAAAGCGATAGTTTCGTGGTTGTAACGAGCAGTCCATGC